AGGCCAACAGAATCAAAAACATTTCCTAGTTCGCCGGACAAGTTTAGTGCAGATCCAGCACCAGATATAGCGCCAGCAATTAAGCCTTTCTCTACATCACCAGTAATTAGGCCAGTAGAGACACCGCGAACAACTGCGCTGCCGAGAGCTTGTGCAGACAAGCCAGTTAAAGCACCGCCACTAAGAGCACTTCCTATGCTTGCAGCAAATGCTTGACCACCAGGAGTTAGCGAAAGAGCAATACTACCAGCAATCATTAAGGCCTGACCTAAATCAGAACCAAAAAAGCCACCATCGTCTTGCGGAGTAGCGGTTCTATTAACACCAGTGCCTACGAAGTTGCCTTCGGCATCCTTACGGAAGAAGGTATAGATACTGTTTCCTTCCTCACCAGTCCTGTATCGGAACAGACCAGGAACACCTTTAACTTCTTTAACCTTGATGCCTTCTGCTTTTAACTCTTCAGGACTAAATGCCTTACCAACAAATCTCTCTGCTCTCTGGATGGTAGTTGTGGCAGTATTGCCTGCCTTACCAAGATCGTACTGGACTATCTTGTCTAGACCAAGACCAACCTTGGTTCTACCAGCCATAGACAGATCTGTAATACCTAGTGTGTCATACTTAGATGCCGCAGTCTGTAATCTTTGATTAACATTATTGGCAGTTTGACCAGAATAGGTAGCGGCATTGGAGAAGAATGTAGGTTGTCCTGCAGTCATCAGTGTCTGACGACCAGCAGCACTAAACATATCTTGAGCATTATTATACTCAGCAGTGTTGGCTTTCTTTTCTGCTGATAATGCCTTACCTTTTACGCCTTCACTCCTAAGCGCAACAATCTCGGCCTTCTGTGCAGCAGCAATACGAGCAAGTTCAGACCGTTCTGCCTTAACAGCAGCCTTTTCTGCCTTAGCTTCTGCTTTAGCGGCGGCTTTTTCTGCTTTGGCCTCTTCTTTAGCGGCTTGTTTTTCTGCCTTCGTAGCCATTAGTATGTACCTCCACTGATAGTTCCAGTATAATCACCGCTATTGGTTAGGCTAGTAACAGTCACAGCGCCAGCCGATACAGTTCCAGCGGTAACAGTGCCAGTAAATGTAGGACTTGCCTTGTCTGCCTTTGTAGCAACAGCAGTTGCAATGTTGGCAAACTCAGTGTCAATCTCTGAACCACGGACAACCTTTGCAGGATCTCCAGTAGTCAGCGTATCCTTCGCTGTAAAGTTAGTCGTTTTGACGTAATCACTCATTATATTGTCCTTCCAGTTACTGCATAAATATCAAGTTTTTGAACAGAGACAGGATACCCGTCTACTTCAGCATCAAGACCGATTTGCACCACATTGCCGTTACCAGACAACTGCTTCTTCAGATTCTCAATCGTAATCGAAGAAGAATACTCAGCAATGCCGTATTCGGCAATACCATATTCTGAAACATCTGCAGCAGGCGTAACTACCCGTGCAGTCTTATAGTTGGTGGCGTAATCAAAAGCCCACCGAATATCAAAGGTTGTAGAACTGGCGCCAATGGTAACGATACCAATCTTCTTTAGCATCTTAATCACGGACGGTGAGCCGAAATCAAGATAAGGAGTATAATAAGAAAAAGTATATGTTGTTGCGTTATCGTTGTAAGCATTGTAAAGTGCAATCCCGTTTGTCTTACCAAGCAACAGTCTGTTATCATGCGTATTGTACAACGACAACGGAGAAATGCTATCCCAGATCGTTGCTCTAGCGGAGCCATCCTGTAAGAACTGACGTAAGTCAAAGCAGAATGTAAAGCCGCTAGTGGGCATAGTCAAAAGATAGAAAGCCTCTGACTCAGAATAGACACTGCGAACAGTCTTCTTGTCTTCTCCGGCAACATAGCCCAGTAACTGATCACGAACATTACGACTGATGTCACGCACAGGCGCTGACTTCTCTTGAATGGTACGGCCAATGCTGCGGATGCCTGAGTTAGACAAGAACAGAATATCGGTACCAATCTTTTGCACAGAATCACGAGCAATACAACCAACACCAACAATAACATCTGACAAAGTCAGGTTATCAATATCGTTAGCGTTAGAGTAGATTACAATGTTATACTCACAGAACACAATCAGGAAGTTGTTGTGCTCTGCCAATGCTACAATCTTATCGCCACCAGGGACTACTTGTTCTAGGTTAATATAACCAGATCCTACACCAGAAAGGTTGTCTCCGTCAAGTAGTACAGAATAATAAACTGTGTTATCATCTGTGCCAATATCAGCAAACCATGTACGACCATAGGCAGCTAAGGCACAGTTAGGAGTAAAGGTAGTAACTGTGTATCCAGTAGGCACAGAACCAATATCGCCAAGGCGCTGGAACCCAAAAGCGCCAGTATGTGCGTGAGCAGTAGAGCCTAGCTTGTGATAGATCAGCGTAGGATGTCCTGCTTGTACCAGATAACCGTGAGGAGAATTGGTTGTTCCTGCCTCATACTGTGCTTGAATGATCTGCCAGTTATTATCTGAGATTGTATAGGACACATCACCAGAGTTGGTAGAGTTACGGACAGTCTTCTCTGTCATCGTAGTCTCACCTGTGAATAACTTATTGTTACCACAGGCAATCATTGTGTAAGTGGCATCCCCGTTATTAAACTCAAATAGAACCTCTGGAGCCGATGATGTGCCACCAGACGAGGTACGGTATGTCCAGCCTTTACGAGCCGCTATACGACCTGATTTGTCGATAATAGCGTTATTGGCAGTCAAAGCAAAGGACTGATCCATGCTCACACCAGAGTCTTGGCTGTTTAAGCCAAAGAAGCCTGGTGATGTTAAGGTTGCGTATTGTAGTGGTTTGTTCGGCATTATATTGAATAGAAAGAGAACTCATCAGGTCTACGGTTTGCTTCAACAGCAATCCGATCTGCTAGTGCCTGTTTAGCAACAGCGTACTGACTGCTAACATTGACACCACCGTCTTCTCCACGCTCTTCAATAGCCTTAGCCCAAGCAAGTGCAACAATAGGAACTTTAGGTAACTTAGTCGAACTTGAGTTAGCACTTAACTCTGCCTCTGGCGTATAAGCATCAACTTTAATGGTATAGGTTGTGTTTGGTACAGGAAAGATCTGAATTTTAAGATCACCGCTGCCATCTAGGCCATCAGTAGACCAATAGGCAGGTATTCCGTATAGAGTCTGGGCCGCTAATTCAATGTTTTCAATGAAATAGTCATGCGGTCTTTCTTCTAGGTAAAGACGGTTAGTAGTGTTGTAAACACGATGAATCCTAGAAGCATCTCCAGCACCAGTAACAGCATAAGAAGTCGTACCATTTGATGTAGAGATAGTGTAAGTAGTTGCTAATGCTTCCCAGTCCCAAGCATCTTCAACTTCACGCTTGGAATCGTTGACTAACTTGCCAATCAGAGCACTGTAATCATTTTCAGTTACAGACGCTACCGTAGGCTCTCTTAGTCTTGTCAACACATCGTTGACTAATTGTAAGTATGTAGTTGCCATTATCTATTCCAATAGTGTTGAAAGCGCTAACTCAGCGACAATCCCATTTGCGTAGTGCTAACGCCTTCCGTGTTGGTCGGCCTTTTTCATCTTTAAGAGGTCCTTCAACCCCTGCCATTCTACTGCAGAAGGACTTACGTCGTGCTGCTGCCTTGGGCGACTTTTCTGCCTGTTTTGCGGATACCGGTGGCTTGAGATTAGAGCCTTCAGTACGCTTGAAATAGGCTCTACCTTTGGCATTTAAGCCACCTTCTTTGTTTTGATAGACCTTCTTGACCATTATTTCTTCGCAGTCTTCTTGGCTTCTTTAAATGCTTTGGTAGTAGGGGCGCCTTTAGTGCCAGGCTTACGCATCTTTTCGCCAGATCCTTCAGCGATACGCTTACGCTTTTGATTAATATTATAGTAAAGGCCTGTTTTCATATTTCGATTCCTTTTTTATTTGCCTGTCTAATTCTATCTAAAAGAATAACTGCTTCTTTTAAACTTTCGTCAGACCACCGTTTTCCTTTTCCTGGTCTTATATTAATAAATTCAATGGCAAGTTCTGATTGTTTTTTCTTTACAATTAAGTAAGGTAGTATTTCTTCAAGAAACAAACCTGCTGATGTGTGTGATAATCTCCAAGTATAAGCCTGTTTCCAGTGTTCTTTAGACTTATAATTTTTATTTATATCGCCACCCCATGTTTCCTTAAATCTTTCTAAAACTTCTAAATTTGTGTTTACTATTAAAATTCTTACAAAAGGACTTCCGCCTCTATTAGTAGCGCAATTAACACATCCTTCGCCATCAAAAAAACCAGCGGCATATTGAGCGCTAATCATTTTTTCTTTTTCTTTGAAAGCCCGGCTTGACTTAATCCTATTGCAATGGCCTGCTTACGGGATTTAACCACTGGACCGCCTTTGCCGCTATGAAGAGTGCCTTCTTTGTATTCACGCATTACTTTACCAACCTTCTCCATCTTACCTGCTTTAGTTGTAGGCTTTTTCATGTTTAGACTCCGTTACTGTTTTTCTTAACTGATAATTCAGGTGCTATAGTCAGCGTAGCAATAACTGACATAGCTGCGGATGATTCTAATTGAACTCTGATTTCATCGCCCTGCTCTAAAACTACTTCAGCACCGTTAAACAAAATATAAGCCTTAGCATTTAAGGTG